GTCCGAACATGATCGTCCGGCGTGATCGCTCTCAACTACCATTCCTTAATTGACGGAAGAGCACCTCGAAGGGCGGTCGAGGTCGAGTAAGTTGAGGATGGTTTCCTTGGTCGATGGATACATAGTCCTTCCAATTATCGACCCAAGGCACTGGCCACTCCATGCTCAAATTAAGTGGCTCGAGCACATGGAGATTATCAAGCTGGGACTCAATTGCGAGCTGTTGAGCTACGGTCACGCCGAACTGTCGTTCGACAAGCAGCCTAGTACGCATGGGCGGGGGCACCACACGAATTTTGGCCTCGTCAGCTAACGCAGATACATACTGCTCTCGCAACCACCCCGAAAGGTGGGATCCTTGTTTCTCCATGAAACCGCGCATATAAAACCTAACCCTACGCGTAACCCGCAATCCATATTGGGCAAGCGATGACAAGATGGGACAACCAGGGTATTGATGTGCCAAAGACAATGCCTTACAGCGTAGCAACATGAGCTTAATCTTAGGGCTCGAGTTGGCGTAGCGAGACTGACACCAACCAAAGCTGACTAACTCATCGAGAGGACTGGTAATATTAACCAGATCCTCACGGTCGAAGATGAGGCCACAAAACGAAGCTGTCTCCAGCTCGTCGTGGACTTCTAGCTTAATGACTAGACCCAGGTCCGCAAAATCCGCGGCCGTGGGACATGGTCCGTCAACCCTAAACAGACCATCATCACCTTCAACGACGCCAACCGCCTTACCTCCTCGACGCTCCGTGAGGAAGAGCATGAACATCAGATTGGACCACCCGTTTCCGAGAGACGTACACATCTCGCCGCTCATACGCGTGGCTAACACTGTGATTGTGAAGAACTTGAACTCACAGATGTTCTTCCCAGCCAGGACCTCACGAACCAAGCGCATGAATTCGTGGTGCTGGGGCAGCTTGCTAGTCATATAATCATACAGCTCAAACTCGCAAGCATTCATCAAGTCCGCAGTAAACAGTGACTCGAAGGCAGTGTAGTCGGTCGCAATATACTTAGAGCCTGCACAAAATAATCGATCAAGTATGTACTTAGGTCTCTCAGCCACTGGGATTTTCTTGATAAACCACGGCAGCGAGAATACAGCTTTCTCAATCAATTTGAAAATGGGGCCGACGGAACATTTGAATTCGTCCGTCCGCGAATTGATGGCACGCGCGTGTTTCCACTCAGGATAACACTCATCTTTCATAAAGGATTTACAACGCATGTGGTGCTCTTCCAAAATCAAGCACTTCTCCATCTTGCGAACCAACTCATCTTTCCTCCACTTAGCATAGGACGTACTTCCCAGCCAAGTCTCCACCGAGGTGTCACTATCAGGCGACAAGGGCACGAGATGCTTCCGCGCAAATTTCCGTACAAATGAGCGCAGGTCCTCCAGTATACCAGGCTTCGGTTCAGGAGGTTTGAACGCGAACCTTTTCCTAACGCCAGCTTACAATGTCAGCGGATCGTCGGGATCCGGGTGCGGCAACGCCGCTCCTACAACATGGCACCCCAGTGAAGCTGCCACCACTGATCTTTTCAGTGGCGACCAGGGTAAGTAACGACCGAACTTCGTCCCCACTTTGACCTCTGGACATTTTGGCAACGGCACCTCACCGTAGCGATAACCATATTGTACCAACTTAGCCCCTTGGGCTGGCGTTCCTAGAAACCCGGCGTTTCCAGGCGTCTCTTCTCCCGGATGGCCTGGGAGAAGCACACAAATGCATCTGCGGTGTCATTGACGACATGACGACCGTTTAGCACATCATAACGATTAAGTGCAATTGACATGTTGCGTGGGACATTCTGAAACACTCTCGCTTTGATCACATCGGGGGCGTCCAAGTAGTTGATATTTAGACCCGTTGTGTTTTGAACAAACAACTCAACGGATATCACACGACTGGTTCGACGGGTCGTCAATCTGTCGTAATACTCGATCTCGGCGAGCCGACAGTCAAAGTGCTTGACTTCCTGTAGCGAGGTGGAATCAGGCCGTAAATCCCTACGTTCTTCGTCGCTCAACGTAAAAACTCGCGTCACCCGTGCCACGTACCTCATGACATAAGTGTTGCGCCCGAAGGCATACTGGCTTTGAGCAGTAACCACCTGCAACAAGAGGCCCATGCTGCCTTTCAGATAGGAGACGTACAGCGCGCATGCCGAAATAGTAAAATAGGCCGCAAGGGCAATGCGCACAAGTTTATGTTGCCTGATATAGGGCGGTAAGAACTTTCGAACAAAAGCGGCAACAAAGGTAGTCGGGGCAACGCCGGCAGCCATCCACAACCCATGGAAGTCGCGGACCGTCAGCTCTTGCCATGCAAACTCGAAATTGCGGCTGGCGTCCCTCAACGCCCAATTCAACGCCTCATCTTGATTAGAACACCATCGCTTGAGTGCGGAATTTTCATTTTCGAGTGCAGCTACCTGTAGAGATAACTCATTCTTCTCACGTGCGATCACCTCGTGAGACTTCGCATCTGCTGACGCCTTGTCGAGGGCATCATGCAACGCGGCAGATAGGACGTCACCACCGTCACCACCTCTTTTTGGTTTTTTGTCTTTTCTAAATTTCGCGCGTCGACCAACTTCCTCCCGGTGCGCCTTCAGTGCCTTCTTTCCTGCTTCTGTGGCGTGTCCTTTGCACGTGCTGGCCTTGTGTCCAAGGGCCCCGCACTTAAAGCAGACAACGGGTTTACTCACAGAGCTATCATCCTGGCTAACTGATACAGCGTCGAGACGAATTGGCTCGATGGCGACACGGCTCATGGAAGCCGCGGTGTCCGACATGGTTAGGCCGGAAACTAGCAATATCGTATGCTGACGAGTACTCACGCCCTG